TTGGACGCCGGTCACGATCATGATAACTCCTAGGTGTCGATCGGTCTAGTACCATGATGGCACCACATGTGGTGTGTTGTCAAGGTGTAGGTAAAAGCAAGAGGCCCGACATACGCCGGGCCTCCCATGGTGCTCAGATCTCAGCTGACAGCCGCCAGCACTTTCAGCACCTCAGCGTCAGACTTTTCGGTGGTGCCGTCGAGCGCGGCAAACATGTTCCGCTCTGCCCGCTGAGTGCCGCCACGGGTGCCCTTCACGTGGTGTTCCCACGTGTTGAACGCTTGCACCACACCAAACGCGGTACCGCGCCACGGTGCTACGCGCTGGTCATTAAGCAGCAGGTTCCAAAGCTGGCACTGCTTGTTCAGCGCTTGCGTCTGACCAGCCTTGCTGCCGTTGGGGTCGATCGGCACGAGCGTGTCAATGACGGTTTTCATCTGAACATCGCTGATCTTCCAGCTGGTCAGCCGCTCAACTTCCGCATTGAACGCGTCGGCTGTGTTGTGCACGATGTTCAGCGCGTCGCGCGCTTTGCCGAGCTTCAAACCGCTGTACTTAGAATGCCGAGCTTTGAACTGCTGGCCAGCCTCGCCTAGCGCCGCACTCAGGGTGTTGTCGCACACGGTGGCGGTAATGGTGCGTTTGAACGTGGTAGCCAACGTACCGTCATGCGACGTGCAAGCCACCAGATTAGGCCTGAAAGCCACACCAGCGGCACCGATGATGGTTTCGGGAACGCTGACCTCTACCCACGCCACCGCGCGGCCACGGAGCAAACCAGCGGAGCTAATCACAAGATCATCGTCTAGGATCTGTGCGACGGTATCGAGCAGCCACTCATTGAAGTTGTGCGGCTGGTAGCCCGACTTAAAGAGATTGAACACGTGGTGATTGTCGGATGCTGCGATAGCTTGCCGGTCATCCTGTATGACCCACTTCATGGGCGTGCCATCGTCAGCAATGTGGGTGCAGTCATCGATATTGGCAGGGACCTCGACGGCAACGCGGCGAGGCTGAGCAGACCAGCTGAACAACCGACGCTGAACATCCTCTACTGGGATCGGGCCCGGGTAGTGATTACCTTCGCCAGTCTGAAGATCTGCCCGGTAGTGCCATGCGTTGCCGCGTTGGGTGGTCATGCCGACGAGCACGTTCTCATTCAGCCAGTTCAGGGTTTCCTGCGACATCGTAGTGATCCTTTCCGGGAGCGGGCAAAACTTGATAGAACTAACTATGCACCACATGTGGTGTACCTGCTACCGCCATCCGGGTGAACGGCCAGTCAAGAGTTGTAAGGGCTTGAAATATATGACCGACCGCTCACCGCAGACTTAGCTAGTTATTCTGTTGTACCAATCCTCATCAATCCACGGGCCACCCGGACGCGTGCGACTGTGAGAGACAGTGGTCGGCATAGGCACATAGAGCGCGTCATTGCCCTCAACTTGTCCTAAGAATTGATAAGCGTTAGCTGAGGCCCAACGTCCGCTGCCATTTACCCACATGAGTCGGCAAGCGATCAGCCATGGCTCTAGGTCCTTAGCCTCGGATATGTCGAGTCCCGCAGCTTGCGCTAGCTTTTCAATACCGATAGGTCCACCAGCCTCATCGATGGCCAGTGCACGTACGTAGCGACGATCTATCTCTTTGAGGCCTAGCCAGTCGTACTGGAAGTTTTCGATCATGCTGTCAACGACGTCAGCATCGATCGGGACGGTTGGCAGCTCCCCAGTCTCGGGATCGGGGCCTATGGCCTTAGCGTGCAATCTGGCCTGTGCTTTGGCCTCCATGAGCAGAGTCTTGGTAGCCCGGCGTGCGGTACCACGGGCTAGCATGGCTAGCTTGTCGGCAGCCTCGGTAGTCATGCTGATACCGCGCTTGTCTGCCGCCCGTTGGAGGATGGTAGAGATCTCGTCTTCACGGTAGCGGGTGAAGTCGACACGCCAGCATCGGCCACGTAGGGCTTCGTTGAGCTTTGCTGGGTTGGTAGTGCCGAGTATGAGCGTAAAGGGTGGGATCTGAACCGTATCAACTCGACGGTTTTTACCCTGTCCCACGCTGTACGAAAGCCAACCGTCTTCCATGACTACTAAGAATGCGTTCTGTACTGTCTTAGGAAGATCTTGCGCCTCGTCAATGAAGACGATATCGCCTTTCCTCACTTTGCCGTTGAGTGCTGCTGCGACATCTTGCACAACGCGCAAACCAGAAGGTGTGAGCGTGTGCAGCTTCGTGTCCTTTAGACCCGCGATGATGTAGGCCACCGTGGTTTTGCCGGTACCACTAGGTCCAGCGATCAGCATATGCGGTAATGCGTCGTCGCCACTCTCCAGAGCGTCGTCAACGATTGTTCTGATCTGCCGTAGAGCATCACCTTGACCTATCATCTCATCGAACGTAGTAGGCCTTGTAGGCTCTCTGGGCTTGTCTTCGGGCGGTTCGGTGGACTTCACAAGCCGCAGCTGGCGGGGCGCCGGATTCGGCACCCCTGTCAGCTTGTGAACCGTATCAAGATCGAGTTTCATTATCGATCTTCCTCTGGTTAGTGATCTTGCGGTGAGCGGTCGGTCATATGTTTCAGGACAGTGGTACGCCAGCTTCACGTTCTGCGATGGTGTAGAACTGTGAGTAGTTGAACACCATGCCGCAGGGTTGGGCTGCATCGATGCACCGGGCTTTGGCGTAGCACTCGGCAGCGTTAACCACGGTGTCGGCATCGTCGGGATGTTCGGCCAGCCATTGACCTAACAGACCCGCAATGAAGGCGTCGGCTTCTGTGGCGGCGTGCTGGGATTCAATCTCGTAATGCAGCTTGTTGATCAGCGCTTGCATGCGGCTGAGTTCGGCACTGGCCTTGGTCGTATCCATGGGAGCGGTCCTGTCTTGGTCGTAGGGCTGTAGATAGGATTAGGTAGGCCTGTTGTAGGTACGGTTCCCGACTAGGGTCTATGGCTTAGGCAACCTCCGTAGTGCACTCAGCAATGGCCTGTGGTGGGGCATAGATGGCTTCTGTGTGGTCATTCGGGTTGCCCGTGTACCCGTGTGCTAGCAAGCACACAGCAATAGGGTCAGCCTGTGAGTGGTCCTTGCTGGTGTCCTCATTGGGTACGTATATGGCCACCACAGTAGGGTCCTCGTACGCTACTGCGTACGTACCCTGCGCCCGCGTACTCGCATAGGCATGGGCCTGGGATGCATGGTATGTGGTGTTGAGTAATGATGTACTGATAACACCACCAACTGTAATGGTGATAGCAGCACTAGCCGCTAGGGCTAGGCCTTGGGTCCGTGTCATGGTCATGGTTAGAGTATGCATCATATGTGGTGTATGAGTCAATGATCATTTAGTATTTTTATTTGTTATTTTTTGTTGATCATTTAGTAATGATCACATTGTGATCATTACTGATTTGAAGATCTAATGATCACATCAAAGATGTGATCTAAGATCAACGACATCCACTATGTGGATGTCGTAGACACCCCCCGTAGGGGGGTCAAAACCTCGCCCGGCATAGCCGGGCGACTGATCGCGTCCACCTTTCTCTCCCCATAAAAAATGGCCCTTATCCTAGGGATAAAGGCCATTCTGGGATGGTTCATAAATCAGCAGATCGGCGGACTCCAGATCACTCCTCCCTCAACTTTGTCCCAGCCTTCAGGGTTGTAACCAACGGCTTCGCAGCCTGCGCAAATCCATCCGCTGGTCTCTTTGCCGCACCGCACGCAGGGGTGGATCTTCATTTTCAGCTCTCCTATCTCGGTGTTCCCCTCACTACCAGCTTAGCAGAGGTGGTCTCATGACTGAGACTGATCTAGTGCACGTCTTACCCCCATCGGCAGCGGTACTAGCCGATCTAGCGGGGATGCCAGCCGATATCCAGAGGTCTACTGAGGCTGCTACAGCGTTGGCGCTGGCACAAGAGCTGGAACGAGGTCGGGCACAGAGCAGCGCGGCAGTGGCGAAAGAACTGGTTCTGCTGATGCAAGAGCTGCGTGGACGGTCTGAAGCTCGGGAAGAGCAGGAAGACCCGCTCGATAAGCTTGCTAAATTGCGGTTGGTTCGGCTATCTGAGGCTTCAGGCAGTTGACCGGCGGTTCTGCCCTTCGTGGCTGCCAAACCCCCCGCGTGGAGTGCATTCCTACTACTGCCGTCATGTCTTCGGGGGACGAAGCGGTTGAATTAGCTGCTTCCGCTGGCCTTATCCTCGATCCCTGGCAAGCCTATGTTCTCAAGCACGCACTAGCCGAACGAGCTGATGGAAAATGGGCTGCTTTCGAGACGGCTATCGTTGTTGGGCGTCAGAATGGCAAGGGGTCCGTATTAGAAGCGCGAGAACTGGCAGGCCTTTTCCTGCTAGGTGAACGGCTGATTTTGCACAGTGCTCACGAGTTTAAGACTGCTCAAGAGGCATTTCGGCGAGTCCTTTTTCTTGTTGAGGGAAGCGATCACCTTCGCAAGCGGGTCAAGCGCGTTAGAACCAGTCACGGTGAAGAGGGTATCGAACTTAGCACTGGCCAGCGACTTAGGTTTGTAGCGCGTTCTACC